AAAATCAGGGTTTCTTCTTGGTGGTGTTTCGCCTGGATACTCCATAGCTAATCTGTACTGATCACCATCACTTAATGTCTCCCAACTCTCACCCATCAAAGCTTCTTCATATGTTGGTTTCATAGCTGCTTGAGCGGCTAAAACTCTATCTCTAATAGCGTTCATATCAGCTAAACTTGGAGCATTATTTTTAGGATCTGTAGGACCAAGCATGGTGCTAGACATGAGTAAACCAAAGGGATCTAGTTCCTCTGGTCGAGGACCCGTTTGAATTCTATTTACATTTCTATTGGCAGCGATAGCTGCTTGAATATCACTCATAGTCGGTGCTCCTGTTATATTTGCTGCAACTCCTCTTGCTCCTCCAGTCATTCTGTTTAGATCTTCTGCTGCTATTTTATTTGCCTCCTGTTGCAGTTGAGATTGAGATGCAATACGACCAGGTCTTATTTCGTCTAACCTAGCTCTTGCTTGTTGTAATCTTTGATTAATAGCAGCTTGATTAGCTAGGTTACGTCTTATATTTTCTGCAAGTGTATTAGCCATGGTGACACCACCAGTTTGATACCCTATTCTACCGCCGTCTTTAACATTGACTCTATCAATAAATGCTTGTTTCTGTTCATCAGTCATAGCAGAATAATCTTTATCAAACTTAAAGTAATTATCAAAATAAGATCTCATTTTTCTACCTACGTTTTCTTTTCTTCTAGCCATGTACTCATCATAAGTCTCGCCCTCTTCTTGAGGTGGTTCATCTGCTAAAAATGCTTGATAAATGTATGTTGCTGCACTAGTCACTCCACCAACTAATATTTGTTGTTGCACTAATGAAGGTAAATCTTTTAATATTGGAATATCTTTAAACAACCCCGTAGCATCTCTTATAGAACCTAATCCTACATCTTTAGCTATTTTTTTAGTTCCTTCTGTGGCTTCAGTTGCTATCTTGTCTGCAATTGTTTCATCCTCTTTCAGTGCATCAAAAGTAGATTCTTTTCTAGGATTAAAAAACTCTTTTACAGCAGTTGTTCTGTCGGGACTTAATGGAGATGTGAACCCACCTCTAAGTCCACCGCCAAAAGGATCTGTTGCTCCACCTAAACTTCTTACACCTGCTCCAAAAGCAAAAGTTCCAACTCCTTGTTTAAATGCATCGCTGATACTGCCTCTTTGATCAAACCTACCTATACCTCTCATAAGCCCTGCAATACCAGGATTAAAAGGTGCAACAAACGGTGCAGCTTTAACTGCAATATCTGCTAACTCATTAGGTACAAGTTTTCTAAATCTCTCTTTTAATTTACTACCAAGGCCATATTTTTTTCTAGGGGTAACACTGGCTATCCCACCTTTATCACGTAATTGTCTTGGCATTTTTGCTCTATTGATCATATATGTTAAATGTTGTTATTTTTAAAAGGCAGGGATTACACCTGAATTTACATTATTACTCGCTTTTTACGAGTAAATCAAGGTTATGTTACTACCGTCCTAGGTGTCACTTGCATAGCCGATAGAATCACATGGAGCCTATTTGCATTACCCGCTGTAACTTTTACTATCTCTCCTGTTTCAACGACTAATGGATGGGTTAATATTTCTGTTGGTGTGTTAGCAGATATAGCTTTTTGATGCGCAACACTAAATAAAGTTAAATCGCCTGCATCTATCTGTATGGTTATGGTAGATCCACTACCACTATCATCGCTAACCAATATTGATTTTACTATGGCAGTTGTTGCCGAAGGCACTGTGTATAAAGTCGTGCTGTCTGTAGATGTTAAATCTACTTTTTTATTTACAAAAACATTAGCCATGTTTATCCTAAAAAGAAAACAATTGCGTCATTGTCCTCTGTCTTTTCCTCTTGAAAAGTAGTATTTAATTTTTCTATTAAACCATTCAAATCTCTAACTAAAGATAAAAATGAAACTTGATCATATTCTCTTGGTGGTTGTGTTAACGATTGTACTATCTTTGCCATTATGCTTTTTTAACTCCTTTAATTTTTTTCTTATTTAGTGATGCATAAAATACTTGTTCACCACGTTTTTTACCATATTGTTTTTTCATAGACTTCATTATTTTTTTACCTTTTTTATTTAATGGCATTATCTTCTACCATCCGGTTGATAATCTATTCTAAATGTTCCTAGTTTCCAAAACTGACTAGTGCTAGTATTTTCTACTTTTAAAGATATCTCTCTGGCTCTAGCACGTGTGTCTATTTTAGTTGAACTACTATTAATAGTAAATGGACCCAAAGAAGAACTAGCTTTTGACTGATTAGGAAAATCTTTTAAATTAAGTGTAACTCTTGCATCACCTGTTTGTGATAAAAAGTCTGGTATTACTCTTCTTATTTTCATCATAAACTCACCGTCACCAGCTAAACCTTGTTGACCAATATCAAAACTTCCAGATTCTATATTTGATGTAATAGCCGTCGTTTGTCCTCCTTTAACTTGATTTAAACCAGTTTCATGTTCGTAATATGTTGATGCACCATCTGTATTACCGTGAACGTAATTAACATCTGTATCTGCTGTTTCTGCACTTGAGTCATATTCTGTTGCATGTGGTTTACCAAATATAGCGGAATCTTCCCATGCTGTTCTTGCTAGTGTCCCTGTAGTCCACACTGGTCGCTCGGGACTTGAATCTAGATAATTGTATGCAACCATTCTGTTTACAACTCCAGAACCTGAGTTTGGATAGAACCACATAACTTCACCGAACAAATTATTTAGTCCTGCATTAATGTGTTGTTTAGGTGTCGTATTAATATCGTCAAATACATGATCTTCAACTAAACATGGTAATGACTCTAGTCTACCAGCATATCTAAAAAAACCATTCTCTGACATCCAGTATGCAGTACCATCAACTTCAATAGCTGCGTTCTGTCCAATTAGTCCACAGTTTGTACCAACCTGTTGAAATGAGAATGTAAATGGTGGACCAACAAATCTCATAGTGAACAATGCAGTATCAGTCCAAATATAAATTGCATCACGACCTCTGATTGCTCCAACAAGTTTAGATCCATCTGCTAATCTTTGTGTACCCGCAGTGTTGGTTGCGCTTGGCGTATATGTATTAATATCCTCTTGAGAAGAAAATCTTATAAACATAGGGTCTTGTGTTGATTTAGTTCCAATAGTTGTTTCTGTTCCAAAGAATATTAAGTGACGGTCTGGAGTAGATACTAAACTAAATGCAGAAGCTGTTGGTGCACCAGATATAATAGTTGCTCTAGTATTGTTTGCTCCTGTAGGATTTGAATCCCACTCAAAACTTTCACCACCATTAATGGTTGCAATTAGTTTGTTACCTAAATTATCTAACGACCAAAGTCCAGGCGCTGTTACAATATCTCCTGATGCTGCAGCATTCCATGCAAAAAAGTTTGATGCGTCTGTTACTGTTGCTCCAGAGGAGTGTGTTGCTGCTGTTGTGCCCGATGCTCCTCTAGTCAAACCAGATAAAACTCCACTATTATCATTACCAGTGTAGGTAATTAATTCGTTATCTATCAATACTGTACCCGATGATGGAAATGAGGATGAGCTAGCCATTGTTAGACTTGTTACACTAGCATTTATACTTGATGATAATGTTGATGTGAACTGCCCTGCTTGTTGCCCGCCCCATGATCCAAGACTCCAACCTGTTGATGCAACCTCAACAGCAGGTCCAACAGAATAATAGTGTTTAACTCTTATACCACCAGATGTGGACGCACCTGATCCCGACTCGTTAGAGTCCATCTCTATCGTAAGTGTAGTATCTGTTGGTATTGATGTTACCATGAATTTGTTGTCATCAAAATCAGTAGATGTAAATCCAGAGTTAGTTATAGAGGTAAAGTTATCTAATAATATAATATCAAACTTATTAATATTGTGTGCTGACGAAAAAGTTATGGTTACAGTCTTTGATCCGTTAGTTGTGCTAAATGCGCTTGTTAGAGTTGTTGTAGATTTGATGGGATGTATGTCATAAAAAATACCACCAGAATATGCATATAAAATTCTGTTAGTTCCTAAAATAGCATACTTAATACCTGATGTATTTACAAAATGGTGTATGGCTGTGGCTCTGCCCGTTATAGCTACAGACCCTAGTTGTGACCAACCACCTATCTTTTCAGGTGTCCCATATCTAAATCTAACATTATCACCATCAACCCATTGGCTTTCACCACCTGTCGATGTAACTTGTTTATTAAATCCTGGTGCAAATTTTACTTTTTGTAACATATAACCTCATTATATTATATATTCCTTATAGGTGGAATACCTAACATCGGCCTTTTGTCAAACCTATTTTTTTCAGCAAAAGGACCATTTATATGGTTATAATGAAGAAATACTTGAGCGCAAGTATTACCTTCTAAAGGTTCTCTCCAATGTTCTAATTCACAACCACTATATACTAGCATGTCTCCCACATCAAGTAAGACTTCTGTGCCTGCTGGTGCATTTGGTTTTATAATTCCTTTGTATTCATCTATGACCATATCTGCCCCTGTGCCATCTATAAATATAGGCCATTTATCGCCACCTAAATGTATGGTTGTAGATATCTCACAACTGGGTCTATCTTTGTGTCTACGTAATATATCTCCATGCTTATATATTCTAGCATAGGAATATGTTGGTATTAGCTCAAGACCTGTCTCTTTTTGCATAACAGGAAGAACCTTCATTAACAATGTCTCCATTACATGGTCTGCATAATGGGAATATGTATTTGGCACTTGTTGATCAGTCCATGTACCTAACATTCCATTATCATATGTAATATTATTTTTATACATCCACGCAACCGCATCACGTTTAAGCATAAAGTAATTAAATACAAAATTAGCTAACTCATAACTAATTGCATTTTTTATAACTTGATATTTATTGAAAGCCATCTTGTATAAAATTAAAACTTACTGATATTCTTATATCATTCGATTTATTTTCTTCAACTGAATGCCATAACCATGCAGGAAACATTATAATTCTACCAACAATAGGTTCAATGTGCACCTCTCTCCAAAAATCTATGCCTGGATTACCTGGTTTTCTAGCTGGCATCATAACATGTACTCCAGGTCTAGGTTCAATTAATTTTAATCTTCCTGAATTAGCAGGAACTTTTACATAATACACACCAGAAAATAACGCGTTAGGATGTAAGTGAGGCATGTTCATTCCCCTTGGTGGATTTATATTAGCCCACATATTACCTAATCTTGCATATCTATCTATATGCTCATTATCATATATTTCTTTTTGCATTCTTAATAACTCTGTGACTAGTTGTTGGTACTCTGGTTTAGTGCCCATATCGGTTGTTGAATGCCAACCATTAATATTTGTTCTTGACATGCCCTTATCTTGTTTAGACCAATTAAATATATCTCTTGTTAATTGATTATTATCTAGTTGCACATCTTTAGCATACACGACTGTTGGAAAAAATTTTTCTATTATCATTCTTTTATTAAATCCATTGTAATAGATATTCTATTTTCTTTTAAATGACATGGTACAGAATGATCTAGGTTTGAATCAAATATATAAATAGAGTTTTGTGGACACTCTACAATTTTTATATTTGATACTGGGTCTTCCTCTGTTTCTTTTTTTAAACGAAACATAGTTCCATAATTATTATTATTTACCAAATAATAAACTAAAGATTTTACAACAGGTTGAGGATGTTGATGCCAAAATATATAGTCTCCTACACTAAAATTAGCCCAACATTTATATATTTTATAGCCTTGTATGTATTGTTTTATTTTACTAACAAAAAAATTCATTTCTTGAAAAGTGTGTAGGTCAGGTTTTGTTTGTAATCCAGGAGATTCAAATATATGTTCTAATTTTTTATTAACAAAATTTAAAATATAAATTCTTTCCTCTTCAGTAAATACATTATATATCATCTAAAAGGTGTGCCTCCAAACCACATAACTAAAGACTGCCTAACACCACGTGTAACAGGTGCTACTCTATGATTTATAAATGATGCAAATATAACTGCATGTCCTTGTTTAAGTTTTGCTTTTTTTCCGGGAGTCATTAATTCTAAATCTCCACCCTCAAATTGATTTTCAGGAGATAATAATAATGTCATAGATATTTTTCTAACTGGTGGTTCATGTGCCATAGCTATATCACAATCCATATGCCAATCATAAAAACCACCCTCTGGATATTCTGTAAATTGTGCCTGTTCTGTTATTTGTATATCCCCAAAACCAAAATGATTTAAGTTTGCTTTTTGTATAAATTTATTTATATCACTATACATTTCTTTCATTTCATTAAAAGGTATCCAAGATATAGTCGTTGTTCTTTTTTTAGTATCTAACCCACCTCCAGGTTTACCCATGCCAACCTGTGCTTTTTGTGGTGGTTGTCTTCTACCTGCGTTAATAATCATTTCACATTGTTGTGGTGTAAATAAAGGTGTAGTTGTTTCTACGATCCAGCTTTTCCATTTGGGTTCTAATATCATATTGCACTCCTATTAATAATAGGGTTATAATCTACATCCATATTGCAAGCTAAAGTTCTTCTTGTTTCGTCTGTGTTATTAAATGGATACACGCAATGTCTCATGTCATATGGAAAAACATAAAAATCTCTTTCTCTCATATTAGGTCCATAATCAATATTAGCAAATTGTCCTGTTGAGTTACCTATTATTTGTAACTGACCATTCATAGGTTTTTCTGCTGCTGAATATTCTACTCCAGTATTTTTTGGTAATTTTAAAATCATAACAGATGATAATCCTGTAAATAAACCACCTTGGTGGACATGAACCGGATTATATTCATTTGCTTTCATTTCATTTATCCATATGGAATTTATATGTGTTTCGTATTCTTTTATTTTATTCCAATCTAGATAATGTTTCATTACTTTATTAAACCATTGTAAAACATTTTGTGGTAAATAATTGTGGGGATGCATTCTGTTATTAGGTGGTCCATCAAAAAATAAAGAATGTTCACTTTTAATTTTACCCACTAGTTGAATATTAGCTGGAGGTAATTCATGTTTTTTTGTTTCGTATATATGATTAATAATATTATAAATATCTAAGGGCACCTCGTATTTCAATACTGATTGACCTAAAAATACAATATTAAAATTTAATGTGTCCATATTTTGTTTTTATCCTTTCTGGAATTTTTTTTATGTAAGGATTATATACTTTTTTTACTGGTCTATCAAATAACTTGTGCATATTGCTTCCAACAACTTTATCGTCATATGATACTCCATTTACACATACTTGATCTACACTATCAAATCTGTGATTAAAGTAAGGCTCATCTAAAAATTTATATATTTTCCTAAACTCTTGCTCTGGATTAGTAACTAAGTCATCATACTTTACAAAATGACATATGTCTAAATAGTTATAAGCATTTTTAATAGCCTCTAAATTTTTTGCAACAGCGCCATCTTTATTCATTATCATACTTAATTTTTCATCATCATTATTTAAATTAAATCTATTAGGAAATGCATCTGTATTTTCTGTATACCACTGCATGTATGATGCAAGCACATCCATTAAATCTCTAAGTATTACAATGCATTTAAATGAACGTTTATAATGTTTTTGCATTAATTCAAAATTACCGGGTGTCATTACAGGCCCTCTATCAATTATAATTCTTTGAGGCCAATCTTTGTAATAAGTATCGTAGACAATATCTAAAACATTATCTAATGATTTATGATCTTGAAAATTTAAAAACACATCTGTTTGTTTAAGTAAAAACAAATCTTTCATAATCTCTAATGTAATAGAGTTTGCTGTAGCTGCCACACTAGGGTTTTGATTCATGATAGAAGCAAACAAAGTATTTCCAGACCTTGGCATTGCAACTAAAAAGAATAGTTTTCTACTCGGGTTTTGCTCCAAGTTCGTGCGTAAGTTTATTTGTTTTAGTTTGTTCCAATTGACCATTTTCTTTCTTTATTCTTTCGATAGATTGTAATTGACCTAACACATTAAATACTTCTGGTTGAGAAGATCCCTCAGTTAAAGTCTCTGCTTTATTTTTCATAGTTAAATGATAAGAGTGTAGTTGATGTGTATTAACATCTTTAGTATCAAAAGAACCGTCATCAAACTTTTTCTTAAATTTAGACCATAATTTTATTTCTCTCATTCTATCTCTTGCAACTAATTGCATGGATGCTTTATTATATATTTTTTCATCTATATCAATTTGTAATAATTCTCTTTTTAATGGATCTTCTTCTTTTTCTAATTTTTGTTGTAATCTTTTTATTTTAACCTCTACTCTTCTATAATCAAAAGATAATGTCATTAAATTTTCTAAAAATACATTCTGTTCTCTAACGCACTGCCAATATTTTGCAGCTTTAGTTGGATACTTTGCATCATTTAAAACAGAAAAAGACATCTCTGTTTCTGTTCTAAACATTTGTTTTTTAGTCCACGTATCTCTAAGTTCTTCTGTTAAACCTTTAAATTGTTTAACATCCTCTGGATCTAATAAATTATTTAAATTAGGTGCTTCTTTTTCTATAAGTTCTTTTATATTTCTTTTTTCAGTGGTCATGTGTTCCTTTCGATAAAAACAATATAAATGTTAATTAATCAAAGTCAACTGTTTTAACAGCTCTTGCTGCTGTTGTTTCCCCTGTAAATTCTTCTGTTACATTAACTGTCGCTGTTGCAGTTTCACCTCCTGACACAAGCCCAGCAGATGTCGTGCCATGTGGTCCTTTACCTTGTCCCTCTCTTGCTGTTGCTAAACTAGGAGAAGTTGAAAAGGTGGTTCCATCATAAGATTCACAATTTGCAGTTACAGGTGGTATTGGTCCTCCTGCAAAAATAGCCGCTGTTTGAACTCCAAAAGAAGCAGAAACTGCTCTTGTAAAATTTCCATTATTACCACTAGTCCAAGATGAGCCATCATATTCTTCTGATACTGTTGTTCTATCAGGATTAGCACCAAAAGCAGCTAACCCAGCTGTTTGAGTTCCTGCTCCTGCAACTGACTCTCTTGCAGTATTCATAGCACCACCATTAGTCCAACTACCACCATCATATTCAAAAGTAGTATTTACAAAAGTTGTAGGCGAATTTGTTGGATTAGAACCACCACATACTATTGCTGCTGTCTGTGTTCCAAAACCTGCACCTCCATAAGATGGACCTGGAATATCATTTTGTTCAGACCATGAAGAACCATTATATTCTTCTACTTCTAATTTAAGACTAAAAGGGCTATTTCTTGCACCACCAGATGCAAGTCCAGCAGTCTGTGTTCCTGCTCCTTGAAGATTCCATCTTCCAGTGTTCATATTTCCACCTGATGTCCAAGAATCTCCACCGTATTCTTCAGTGGTGTTTAAGCCTCCACCACCATCAAATCCTCCAAAAACTAAACCAGCTGTCTGTGTCCCTGCAGCACCCATTAATCTTTTTGCACTAGGTAAATTACCACCGCTAGAAAACGCTGCAGCAGTTGTAGCTGATAATGATATTGTAAATTCTTCTGTTGCACCAGTAAAACTAGATCCTGGTGTTTGTCCTGCCATTTTTACTGCCGTGGTTGCTCCTCCAGTTGCCGCTGCCTGTCTCATACCTGTTGATAGATTACCTTGTTCAGCCCAAGTAGTTCCATTGTATCTTTCAGTGTTAACTGTAGTTGATGTTGTTGGATATAAATATCCACCAAAACCTAATGCGTCAGTTTGAGTTCCTGTGCTCGCATGACGATATCTTGCTGTACCCATATCACCACCTGCAGTCCAACTAGATCCATCATATTCAAAAGTTTCTGCTGTAGAGTTATTCGATGTATTTATGCCACCAAAACCCAACGCTGCTGTTTGTGGTCCAGATGATGCAGCTGCAGTTGTATTTACTGGATAATCAGTTCCAGCAGTCCAAGATGTTCCATCATAGTGTTCTACTTCACTGTTAGAGGGATCTCCTCCAAATCCTATTGCCGCTGTTTGTGTTCCAGAACTTGCTAAATCTCTCATGGCGGTATTTAAATTATTACCCTCAGTCCAAGATGTTCCATTATATTCTTCTGAATTATTTAAATTCGTAGACCCTGGATTAGAACCGCCAAAAGCTAAAGTTGCAGTTTGAGTTCCTGCACCTTGTGCTAATTGTTGTCTTGCTTGATTTAAATCTCCACCGCTAGAATAACCTGTTCCATTGTATTCTTCTGTCGTTGCAACTCTACCTCCTGATATAGCACCTCCACAGATAAGTCCTGCACTAGCAGTTCCTGCTGGTGATCCACCAAGTGCTCTTCTAGCTGTTAGTGCAGGTCCACTACTATGCCAAGCAGAAGTGCCTACAAATGCTTTAAGATCACCACTAGTACTATTATAAAATAATTCACCTTCTTTCGTTCTGTCCCCAGATGTATCAGCGGATAAATATTTTACTTTTAATCCTTTTAATTCTTGGTAGGTGGACATTTAAAATTCCTTATGGGATTGTTATAGCCGTTGGTCTATTAAACTGTGCTTTGTGTTCATCAGATTCAGCATCCCAAGCATTTTGTGCTAAAGTAACTGCGGCATTAACTAAAGTTTGTGCTTCAGATTTAGTTTTTTCTACGCCATTTTTTTCAGCTAACCAGTAAGCTCCTTTTTCATTATTTCCAATACACCAAACATCGACGTAATTAGATCCATCGTGACCTGTATATCCTTTTAAAGAAAAGTCTAATCTATCTTGATGAGTAAAGAATCCTTTACCTGTGTTTGTTGCTGTGCCGTATATAAATAGTGCCATATTAATCCTCCTTCCTGTTATAACTTATTACTATCATAAATCAACTATCTGTTATTGTTTTTAAATTTAAACTTGTTGTTTCAGCTGAAAATTCTAATGTGCCATCG